TGGCAGAGACTTTTTAGAATTTAGTATGAAATCTTTTTTAGCGCCGTTTGCATCAAGACCTGCTGAGTTGATGGAAAGTCAATTTGACGAAGAACAATTTGTTGACAGAGGAGGTCCTTTAAATTCTATTAATAATTTATCACCAAATCAAGCCAACAGAATGAAATTAGGAGATGCTTCTCAAACAAATACACATGTAGAAAGACACGCTCAAACAGTAGCACCTGCTTACTCTAATCAGTTAACGAGAGAACACGAAGAGGAGATGTCCAAAAGAGAAAGTGCAGAGGCTGAAAAAATAAGAAGTAAACTAAAAGGAAGTATATCAGGTGGTTTAGAAACTTATAATCGATTTTCTCATACAGGTGGAATACACGACCCTAGAAGACAATTACAGATAGCAGGTCGTGATGCTTATTCTATATCGCATTTTTTAAACTTACATGGTCCACCCGGCTCCCCAATTGCTTTAGATTCGCCTGAGAAAGGTCAGCATCCTTTGGCTGGAGGAGAAAGAGCATTTTTACCACTTACTTTACCATTGGATTCTCAAGATGGTATGGTCGATACAAACATGTCTAGCGAGTTAAGGGCTAAGCATACTCAGGAAAGTGAACGCTTAGAAAATACTATTGATAAATTAGAACAAAAATTGTTAACAGCGTTACCTAATGAAAAATGGGCTTTAGAGGATTTGATAAATGCAAATGAACAAAGGTTAGCAGAACTTGATGAAAAGATGGAAAGAGGCTATCCACAGGTAGAAGCCAAGCCTTACGGTGGAAATGTACCATTGTCAATTAAATCTAGGAACGAAAAGTTAGTGTCAGATGATAAGGCACTTGCTCGGGCAGCGAAAATGTGGGCACCTCAATTTCCTCAGTTATTTGACAGAAGTTTACCACCCGATGTATTAGAGGGTAATGTAAGACAATTTGCTCGTATGATGAATGACTTTTTACACACTGCTCCTCACGAAATGCATGGTATTCGCACTCTTTCTCCTAATCAAGGCGTTAATGAAAATGACCTTAGTAGGTCTAATCCTCTTGCAGAGTCAGCAAAAGACTTTGCACATAATAGTGATGTAACTTTTAACTTAAGCGACTTTGGTAAAACAGGCGGTAATAGTGACAATTACCTATCACAAATCGCTGATAAACTTGGTATGAATTATGATGATTTTCACACTAAACAAACGCTTAGTCATTTTTTCAATTCAGTTGCTGTACCTTCTTGGCAGAATGCACTCAATGCAGGTTTAGATGATTTCCCTGTGCCTATTCAATCAGTAGGTAATTGGGCTAAATCTCATTTTCCTGAATTATCTGATATAGATTTAAATCATCATTTTAATTTAATGAGACAGCCTAGAGGCTTTGCTCAGGGCGAAAACAAAAAAATTACCATTGCTTATAATAATATAGAAACGGCGTTATTCCCTCACGATACAGGTATGGGTAGAAATGTAAAGTATGGAATAGGTGACAGAAATGACATTCTAGGATTAGGTATACATGCTTCTGTAACTCCAGATGAAAGGGCGCACGATGAGTTTAAATCACAGTTAGAAGGGTTACAAAAGCGCACAGACCAAAATGAAAGCAGAGGATTAAGAGGGGATATTTCTTCGGCAATAAAGCAAGACTATATTGATTTAAGAGAAAAAATGCAAAAAGTTTTTAAATTTAAGGGAATAAAGGAAGCAGGGGTAGGTGATAAGCGCAGAAGAATAAGAGATAGGTCTTACAGGCATCAGCATGTTTTTGATTCTTTGATTTATAGTCACCCCGCTATAGAACCAACTAGTGCCCCTGCTTCTTTACCTACTTTTGAGCACAATTTCGATGAACAACCTATCGAACCATTCGGACCTGATGCAAAGGCGACTCCTTATTCCCTGTATAACTCGTCAGGATATATGCACGAGTTCGGTTGGAATGTTCCTTATACCTTTGATTATCATATAGGCAGGGATGGAAAGATAGAAATAATCCCCTTCTCTGAACCTAAGCGTGACAGGCTGACTCAGCCGACTCGTAAATTTTGGGGCGCTTTAGGAATGCAAGATGTGTTATATGGAACTGATTGGAAACAATACAACATAGCGGAGCACCAACCTCCTCAATTTAAACACGGTAGAAATGAAGATAATACATTTGCTCTTAGTGATGGTAAATCTGAATTTAACTTAGCAACTTTGACTAATCCAGATATAATTAGAAAGGAGTTAGGTAAATCTGTTCCTCTGTTACAACCTATGCACAGAATCTTTGAGATAGGTGACCTTGAGCATTTAAGAGGATTTACAGGAGATTGGATTGTTTCTGTTATGCCAGAAGGCGAAAGAGGATTTGTTAAGAAAGAAGATGATGAAGTATCTTCTACTAACTTTACATTATCAGATGAAGATAAAGAAAATTTCAAGAAAGTCACTGATGAAGATTATCATTTAGATGTAATTAAGATAGAAGACGGTTATTACATATTCGATGTTATAAAATTCGATGATAAAGAAGTGTATGATGTAATTCTTAGTGACCGTATCAAAGTGCTTAGAGGAGGCATGGAAGGTGTTGAGAACATACATGTTCCTAGTGCTAGTGACACTCGACTCACTGATGATGCTGGTCTTGAGTTAACTGTTGAGAATTTACAAAAAGAGCATGATAGATTACTACTTAGAGATGCAAAGTCTACTTACATGGTAGGAGAAATGCGCCATCCTAAATGGGTCTTGCTAAGTCCGGGCAGTGATGTAGTAGTCAGAGTATTAGAGCGTAGAGGAAATGGACCTTATACTTACAGACTGGGCACAGGTCCGATTACACAAGACGATGACTTAGGAAGCAGGGCTGTAGAATCCGATGGTGAAATGTATATGGATTTGGGCGCTGCCTTTGATAGTCCTGAAAAGTATAACGAAGGTGACCATGTGAAGGTTAATGTTTCTAATGTAGCCGAATCAGAAACGGCTGATGGTAACAAACTGTATACAGTAAGCGGTACTGATATTCAAGAAGAAGCCGAAGGCGAAGGACTAGTTAGTCAAGAAACTCTTTCATTATTAACAAAGTCTGAAAATTCACAATGGCTATGCGAAGTCTATAGAGTAGGCAGTGGTGTTAGAATCAGTATGCCACAAGGAGATGTAGTTTACAAGTGTACACAATCAAGTACTAACTGGACTGTCCACAGTCCTTTAGCATCTAGTAGTTATCTCATCCGTATGTCTGAAAGTCAAAGACCTTACTGGGCACCAGTAGCAGGTGCTTTACTAAAAGCGGGCGTTGAGATTACAGAAAAAGAAGCGATTCACGAATCCGAAGGTGAAGCAGAACCTTTGATAGAGCCTAAAAAGGTTAAAGATACTGAATGGTGGGATGAAGAAAACAAAAAGAAAGTCTTAGTAAAAGGGATGAATTTGTTAGAGAAGTTACTCAAAAGCGGTGTTGGGTCTGTAGGTCAGTCGAGCACAGGTGCTATGGGGCTTGGGATTGGTTACGCCACTCCTATAGAATCTCCTACTGGTCCGACAAATCTACATGATTCAAAGACTATGCCTGATTATGATGTACGAGACATGGAAGAAGATTACTCTATAGACACAAGTACTGGAAAAGAAAAGACCCCTAAACGCATGACTGTGCCTACAGAAGAAGGGGTTTTAGAAGTAACAGAGGACTCTGCTGTATTCCGTACTTAGTTATATAGTATGAGCAGTGTCTATAGAAGCAATGACAGCCTCTTCTTTGCTGAGAACCTCTCCGGTTTCGCATTTTGGTGACATCAATATCATTAAGGCTGACAATGATTTAGTTATTGCTGGATATGCATCTGTTGAGATGGTAGACAAGCAAGGTGACTTGATTACTCGCAGTGCTTTGAAAAACGCATTCGGTGACTTTATGAAGGCACAAGATTTTCGCAATGTGCAATTAGCACACTCTAACATACAGGTAGGAAGTGTCATTCCTCAATATCAAGATTCTGATGGAAGAGTTTGGAAATCCGGTGTCGATGACGCTGGTATGTTCGTAGTCATTAAACTACGAGATGACATAGAAAAGGCAAGAGAAGTTGCCAATGAAATTCGCAAAGGTGCCCTTAGAGGTTTCAGTATTGGAGGACAAGCATTCAAAAGAATGAATAAGTCCGATGATAAACATGGAGACTATACAGAAATCTCCAAACTGGAACTGCATGAGGTTACTATTTGTGAAAAAGGTATTAACCCGGAGGCGACATTCCGTATATTGAAGGAGGATAATAGTATGACAAATGAAAACGATGCAATGAGCGAATTATCGGGCGTATTGGACAGATTGAACAATAGATTAGATTCTATGGAAAAGGGCGAGGGCGACCTGCCTCCATTCATGGAAAAGAAACCTGATGACGAAAAGAACGACAAAGAAAAAGATGAGGCGAAAGATATGGCTGACAAAGACGAAGATAAAAAAGCGTATGGACATGAAAACATGGAAAAGGGCGAATACTCTGATGTTATTTCAAGCGATTACTTGAACTGGATGGAAAGCACCTTGAAAGGACAAGGCGTTGACATCGGCGGTGCAAGAAACCACTTTGATAATGTCTCTAAGGCTAACCTTGGTAGCACACCAGAAGCAATTGGTGATGGTGCTGACTACTTCGCTGGACAAGTTAAGGGTCGTGCTCAAGAAGGCGGGAACCCATCAACTGGTGCAGTTGGAAAAGTAAACAGTGGTAAAGTAGCAAAAGGCTACTTGCACCCAACTAATGTTTCCCCTACTGATGTAGAGGCTGCATACGAAGTTTACAAGGCCGCTGCTCTTGAAGAACAATTCAAGAACAACCTAAGCGGTGTCTTTTCTGACAGACTTTCAAAAGAACTTAATCACGAAGCACAAGCAAGAGAGGCAGCGTCATTTGATGCAAGAACACCTCTTGCTAACATCGAAAAGGCTCTATTTGACTTGAGTTCAAGAATAGACAATATCTCCACTGCTACTCCCGAATCAACAATTCGTAAGAGTAACGACATGTCCAGAGTTGAAATACCATCAGCCGAGGAACTTAACTCAATGAGTTGGGATGAAGTACACAGATTAGCAGGGAGCGTCTGGAACTAGATAAGGAGGAATATATATGGCAAGAAATTATATGAGAACAGTAAATGATATGGAGCGTTATTATTATGGCGCTGGGCAAAGTATGGGATATTCCTACAGTGGTTCTGAACTACTAAAGGCAGATGCACCTATGCTTTCCACTACAGCAGGAACATACCAAGCAATATACGGTAGAAAAGTATGGAGTCAATTGAACCAAGAGTTCAACGCATTCTCTATCCTACCTAAGAAACCTTGGGACAGAAGTGGATGGAGAGTAGTAACTTCTAAACCATCTGCTACTGTAAGCGGTGGAATAGCAGAGAACGGTACTCTACCTGATACACAAAAACCAACTTTCCAAAATGTTGCAGCAAAGCCAAAGACCGTTGCTCACTCATTCGATATGTCTGAGACAGCAATCTTCCTTAACGACAAGGATGACGGACTTGGCGACATTCGCTCAGTATTGAAAGAAGAAATGGGTAAGCACCACGCAGAGATGATTAACGGTATGCTACTAACTGATGTCGACACACCAGCAGGTAACAACATTGAATCACTTGACCGTGTTACTACTGGTTCATGCACAGCATCTGGAAACGCTGCTGGCACAATGGACTTTGGTGGAGCAGGTGGAGATTACGGCGCTGCCGCTGATGGAGACATCTATTCAATTGATGCAATTAACGACAGAGGAACCACAGGCTGGGCTAGAGCAGAAGTAAGTACTTCTGGTACAAAGGGAACCAACAGAACCCTAAGCCTAGACCACTTCGATGAAATGTTTAGAAAAATATGGGTTCGTGGTGGCAATCCAAAGGTTATGCTAACTGGATATGATACTTTGATGAGACTTCAACAACTTCTACAGAGTCAACAAAGATTCATGGAAGAGAAGCGTGTTGTACCAACTTACAACGGTGTCAAAGGTGTACCGGGTATGGAAGCAGGATTTATTGTTGCTACCTACAATGGTGTACCAATTATCCCATCTAAGGATGTAGAAGCAGACGGCATCAGCAGAGTTTACATGCTAGATACTGACTACTTATACTACAGTACAGCAAAGCCTACACAATACTTTGAATCTGGTATAGAAACTGGAGACCCATTCGCTATTAACCGTCTTGGACAAGAAGGACTTTATAGAACAATGGGAGAAGTATGGACAACTTTCTTTGGAGGACAAGGTTCGATTCGTGACCTTCAATGAGGATTAATGGAGAAAAAAAATAATAGGAGATGAAAAATTATGGCAGTAACATTTACACGAACAACAGGCTCAGCGGGCGTAATGACCGTAGACTTTGAATTAGACCTTTATGCAGGTGCATTGGTTGAAGGAACAGATTGGTTAAAAGGTGCAGCAAACGGCGCTTATCCCGGTACACTTGATGGTTTCCAAGCAACTAATGACGATACATCTAACACAGCAGGTCGTGGACTTAAATTAGTT